TTGGATACAGGAATCCCAACATCAGGGACAATTAAATTCAGTGATTTTTACGGTAAAAAATTAAATATGGTAGTTGATTATTTCACTACTGCTGAAAATAGACAAGATGTCGGTGCAAGTCAAATGGCAGCAACTTGGAGATATAATAATAGCTCTGCCAAAGTAAAGGTTATTGGTGGTTTTAGAGGGAGACCAACTGGGTCTCTATCAGGTTTTAATTTATCATCAAGTTCTTGGCAAGGTGGAAAAAAAGTTTTTATCAATGTTAATAAAAATCTTGGAAGTGCAAAAATTTCTGCTAATAGTGATCGAAGAAGAGTGGCATTAAGAACAGGTGTTTGGCCGTCTAATACAACCTTACAAATTGACATAGGCAGTTCGGGTAGAATTCAAGGTGCTGGTGGTGATGGCAGACAAGGAGCTACTAGTAGTGGAAAAGGTGGTAATGGTAAACCTGGTTCAAGTGGTCTAGGTATTGAATATGCAGCACAAATTAATATTTCTGGTAGTAATAAAATAAGATGTGGATTTGGTGCTGGCGGTGCTGGCGGTGGTTCTAACTCCAACCCTAACAAAAACCCTAGAGATTTTGGAAGATCTGGTGGAGGAGGTGGTGGTGGTGCTGGCATCCCCTTTGGTAATGGAGGTCCTGAAAATACTGGTGGATATGGAACTGTTGGAGGTAATTCTCCAACATCTCAGAAAGGAGTAGCTGGTCAAAATGGTGATGCCAATGCAGGTGGTAATGGTGGAGCAGGTGGTGCACATGGTGAAGGTGGTGGTCAAGCAGGATCTGGAAGAAGAGGTGGAGACCAAAATGACGCTGCACAATCTGGAACTGCAGGATCTCCAAACAACGGTAGTGGAGGAGATGCTGGTGCTAATGGTTTTGGTATAGTTTTTAGTTCAAATTCTGTAGAGAGCAATTGTACTGGAAGTAAAAATACTGCTGCTGCTTATGGTGGCGATACTGTAGGAAGTGTGTTATAATTATTGAATGATAACTATTCTAGATAATATCGTAGGAAATTCTACGTTTGAGAGTGATTGTATTCAAATTTTAGAGAATAATACAAAAAATACAAACGAGAAAAACTTTAATGAAAGATGGTATTCATTTGAGGAAGACCATATTTTTAGAGATTTCTGTGTGCAGATGATTAATGTGGCAGCAAATTTTTATGACTTGACATCTTGTAAGGGTTATGAATTTTGGTCACAGAATAATACACGACCACAAGATTGGCATCTTGATCAAGATGAACAATTAGCAGCAAAAACAAATCAAACTAGATTTCCATTGTGTTCTATGGTATATTATGTAAAAGTAAATGATTTAAAAGGTGGAAAATTGCACATAGAAGATGATATTATTACCCCAAAAACAAATAGATTAGTTATTTTTTCACCACAACTAAATCACTGTGTCGATCCATTTATTGGTGATAGAATATCTTTTTGTGTTAATCCTTGGAGTTTTAAACTATGATTAATGATTTTATTTCAATTCACGATGATATTTTTAGTGAAGATGACTGTAAAGAATATATTGATAGAATAGAACACTATGTTCATACAGGATTGATGATTAAAGAAGAATATGATGAACGTCATATGAGAGATCACTACACTATTAATTTTAATAATGATAATACATATAACCTTTTATCAGGTGATAATTTATCAACTCATTTTTTACCAATGATAGAAGAACCAGTAAAGCAATATATTAAAAAATTTAGTGTATTAGAAAGAGAAAATTTATTAGTATATGATACAAAAATTAAAAAAATACCAATAGGTGGTGGTTTTCACAACTGGCATTATGAAAATTCTGGATTACAATCATCAGCTAGAAAAATAGTTATTCAATTATATTTGAATACGATTGAAGAGGGTGGAGAGACAGAATTTTTATATCTTAATAAAAGAATTAAAGCACAGCAAGGGAGATTAATTATTTTTCCAGCTGCATATACTCATACACATAGAGGTAATCCACCAATAGGTCAAGACAAATATATAGTGTCAACTTGGGCAGTATCACAACAATCATCTGCGTAATGAAAAAATTTAAAATTAAAAAAATAAAAATGGTAAATGCAAAAAATAATTACAATTGTGATTATTTGTTCTATATTAATAATTCTAAATTTATATTCAAATGAATTCAAAAAATGCTTTTAAAAAATGTCGTGATGACGATTTTGCAATTTGTTCTTTAGATGTAGATAAAGGATGGATAGGAATAGAACCAGAAGAATATAGTTATGGATTATATTATTATGTGTTAAGGGGTACTTGTAAGTTTGGAGTACCTTTTAAAGATGGATATGATATTCTTAAAAAGGGAGATTTTTATTGTGCAAAAAATAAATTATATGACCATTTTTTAATTGAAGCTTTAGAAGATTTCTGTATGGTTGGTTTTAGTTCATTAGATAAAAAACAAGATTGGAATGGAAAATTAGTGTCAGGCAATACGGTAAAAGAAGAACGAGATTCTATTTTAATATGTTTAGATGGATCACCAGTCGTAGAAAATCAACAATTATCTATTTTTGATTATGGTAGTCTAGATGCAGGTGTAGAATATGAAGTGGATGTTGTTAATGGAAAATTAGCAATATTTACTAAAAATTAATAAATTCTAATCTATCTTTTACTGTCATATTATTTTGATAGTGATATCTGTAATTTTCTACTAGTTGTTTTGTATAAAATTCATAATTTTCCATTTCCCATTCCTCTATTTTAGGAAGTTGACCTAGATATGGTTTATCATATCCCACTAACATACTTGCCCAATTATATCCATTAAGTAAAGTTTCAGCGTGATTTACCCACTCTTGTTTTAATTTCTTTTCAATCATAGTTGATATTGATTCTGATACGTTTGCAGTTTTATATGCTCTCCAATAATCTGTATCCTGTCTATCTGATAATGTATAATGATATAAAACAAATTCCATTGTTTCGTTTAAAAATTTCTTCATCACCTTACTAACAATATTACTTTCCTTCTCTCCCCACCTTTGATTTTTGTTGATTAACTTTGAAATATTTTTTATAGTAACACAAGTTACCATGATTGATGTAGCTTCTAATGGTTCAATAAAACTTTGACCAAGACCATTACTCACTACATTCTTAACTGCTATATTCTCAAGTGAACCACTAGAAAATTTAATTGATTTTTTAGGTTTCCATTCATATCCTTTTGACTTCCAATATCTAATCATAAATTCTTCAGCGTCATTGTCAGATATAAAGTCATCACAGAATACATAACCCGAACCAATTTGACCCCAAGTTGGTGTCTCCCATATCCAACCATATTTCTGAGCAATACTAATAGTACTTGGTCTGTAACTTTGAGTTTTAATAGAACCCCATACAGCAGAATTGTTTAATAATCCATCATAGTGATTAAAGGTTGTCAACTTATTAATTAAAATTCTTTTAAGTCCAGAGCAATCGAGATAAAGGTCTGCACTCATACTTGACCCATCATCAAGGGTGAGAGATTTAATTCCATCTTCACAGTATTCTACATTTTTAATTGTAGCTTTAATTTCTTTATATCTTTCATGTGGTATATTTTCAAGAAGACTTTTACCAAATTCATGAGCATTGATATGGTAACTATAACCAGGAAATTTATTGAAATTACATTTATTTTGTTTTGTGTATGGACTTAATTTATTAGATAAAAGATATTCACAACCACCCTGACTATTATTAAACCAATCAATATTGAAATTTGTATCTTTTTTTCTTTGAGTTAAAAAATACTCTACTGAACTAATTTCTTTTTTAAATATATTTTTACCAAATTCAGTTGTAGGAGTATGGAATGATTGTCCTGGCAACAAGTCATCAAAATTGTGCAACCATCTACTACCTATTTTATTAAAATCAATAAATTCAATACCATACTTATAGGATGCTTTAGCATTTTTCATCCATTTTACTTCATCAATACCGCAGACTTCAGCAACATGTTTAATTGTAGGTGTAGTACTTTCTCCAACACCTAAAGTATCAACTTCCTCACTATGAATAATTGTTAATTCAGCATCGGTGGTTGCAGCTAGATATGCTAAACTAACCCAACCTGCTGTTCCTCCTCCAACTATAATAATTTTCATTAGTTATCTGTACAATTCGGTAGTAAATCTGTCACAACTCTAAAGTTGTGTGGATTGGTATATATTCCCATTAAAATATGGTAAATATCATCGACCATTGCAAATGAACCATGTTGTTTTTTAGTGTTTAATAAGTATGCTCTACCTGCCTTGAGTTCAACTATATTCTTATCGTATATAAATGCAAATTCGTGTAATTCTGTTTTATTAAGTGGAATGAATATTCTCATCTGTTGAGTTGTTTTGTATGCGTCACGATGTAATCGAAAGAAACTACCGCTATTCATATTGACTGCGTGACACTTTGCAAGACTACTCCATAGTTTGAAAAAGTCAATGAGTGATGGGCATTTTTTTAAATTATCGTTTATATTGGTATCATTTCTCTTTGTAAGTTCTAGATCATCGACACTACCAGTAAGTGTTAATCCTTTTTTATTATTAGAACCATCTATCCATTTATCAACAGATTTTAATTCATCAATGATAGATGGCACGTCAAATTGATAGTCAAGTTCAACTATATCTCCGTAACTATTCAGTATTGTTAGATAAGTATCGTTCATTTTTTGGATATTTACGAAGTTTGTCAAGTTTTTTAATATGTTGTATTTTCATAATTTCATGGTATAATATAATTACACCTTTAGGTGCATCTGATTTCCATATAAATGGAAGCAAACCATGAACTAGACTCTTAAACGATATTTTTATCAATTTATATGAGTTCACAAGAGAATGTTTTAGATGAAACCAGTAAGTCCATCCAGTTTCAACTTCTAGGTGGTATTTGGATTCTGTGAATATATTTCTCATAAATCTATTATAACACAATTATCTAGTTATGCAAAATATAGTTTTATGTCCTGGTATGCCTAGATCAGGCACGACTTCATTATCGAGATTGATTGCTAGTAATTGTTACAAAGAACCACAATATTTATTTGGGTTGTATAATTTTGAATCGTGTTACCCTAAACTATATCCTAAAGAAATAGTTGAAACACACATTAATTACATATTTTATAGAAATAAGATGGAATTAAATCTGGAACCTCCCTATTCATTTGAGGATTATTCAAAGTATATTAGTGAGAATATATATGATTTTAGTCAAACCACATGGTTATTAGCAGAGAAACAACTAGAGGAAATAAAAAATTCATTATCGCAATTTAATATTAAAATAGTACTGATGTTTCGAGAACCAGTGAGCAGATTGTGGTCATATTGTAATATGATATGTACTGATTGGGATTCTATTAAAACTCCTAAAGAATTGTTTGACGATTATGTTGGTAAGTGTGATTCATTATATTTAGATATTTTTAATAAATTTAACAATATTTTTGATGATGTGATATGTTTATCCACAGAGAAATTTTTTGGAAATCAACAAGAGTTTGATAAGTTGACTAATTTTTTAGAAATAGATAGAATTGAAATGTCAAATGAAAAATCAAATGAGATAAATTATGATAAATTTTCTCAAGATGAAATGTCAAAATACCAACTTCTACTTAAATCTTCTTGTGATTTTTACGCAAATTTATGAATAATATAGACGCACAAATATTTTCTATATTTCCAACGCTAATATACGTTGATGAAGTTAAAAATCATAATGAATATAAAAAAGAGTTTCTAAAACTTTATGATAAATTTGATTATGAAGAGAATGAAATATCAACCACAGTTAGTGAGGGTCAGGTAAATCCTTTAATACATCTTGAACCTAGTATGGATGCAATGTTTAGAGAGATAATTAGACATATCAAAATTTATGTATTAGATGTTCTTAAATTCAAAGATATGTTTAATTATAGTATTACAAAAACTTGGATTTCAAGAACTAGAGGTAAAGATGAAATCCAATGGCATATTCACTCTTGTAGTCATGTTTCATTTGTTTATTATTTAAATGTACCTCCTTATTCACACACTACAAAATTTTTAAATAGAGAAAATATAAACAGTTTATTTTTAGGAGCAAACAATTATAATAGCGTAGATTCACAAAATATGATGAAGGAATTTAATTGTCAAAATGCTGAAACTTTTTTTATTCATCCTGTTGAGGGTCACGTTGCATTATTTCCTAGCAGGTTGACACATGGTACAGAGTGTATAAAAATGGATTTTCAAGGTGAACGATTATCCATAGTGGGTGACGTTAATTTGATTCTTAAGGAGGAGCATCTACTTCATTCGATGGGTTTGATTGATGAAAAATATTGGAAAAAATATTATTAGACACATATAAAACTGTCACAAGCACCTGCACAAGGGGTTTTTTAATGCTATAATAAAGACATCTAAAGAAAATTAATGCAACTAAGACCACATCAAGAGCAAGCAATCCAATCAATGACAGACCACGACAAAGGACAAGTCATTGTTCCTACTGGTGGTGGTAAGACCATCTGTATGATTATGGATGCTGTCAAGCAATTGGAAGATTATGGTACAGTTGTAGTCGTTGCACCACGCATACTACTTGCAGAGCAACTATCACACGAATTTATGGAAATCATTGATGAGAAATACAAT